ATATTACTTGCTGTTACTTGTCCTGGTGTTTGCCCTGTAACTGGATTTGGTAAATTGGCTGTTTGTCTTGATCTTAATGCTCTACCTAAAACAGTGCTTGCTCTACTGTCACCAACTATCAATCTATAAAAATTAATTGTTTGTATTGCAAGTTTTCTTTTTAAAATCTTTGCTTCTTCTGATCCAGTAGGTAGTGTTTTAAGTAATTTACCACCATCACTTAAATTTTCAGCAAGACCAGAAATTCTTCTGACTGTACCAGCTATAAGCACAGGTAATTTTAAACCATATTCATCTGAAAACTTTTTAAGTTCCTGTATTAATTCTGGTTCTAAAAAATCATCTGCATCTTCAATCAACATATCATCAGTGACTATATTTTTGTATTTTGGATAAAATTGTTTTAATTCTTGCTCGTATAGAGCTTTTATCTTTGCAACTTCTTTAGGGTCATCGCTAAAAATATCGAAGTTTCTACCCTCAAAACCTACAGGTGTATCAGTTGTTTGAAACTTCTGCTTACCTTTTGTACTTCTTATTTTTTTTCTAGGCACTAAAACAGTGTCATCTGCTTTAGGTATTACATCATCTACAACTGGTCCTACATCTACTACATCATCACCGACTCTAAGAACTTCATCCATTCCGTTGTATTTTCTTATATTAGAAAACTTATTAAATTTTGATTGTTGTAAATTAAAAAGTAATCTTTTCGTTGCTTGTGGTGATTTTTTAAAAGAGTCAACAACATTTATAAAAGCATCTGCAACTTTTTTAGGATTTAAAGCTGCGTCAAAAGTTTTATTTACTATCTTTGCAGTTACACCACCTTCGATAAATTTCTTGATAGTTTCTTTTGCTACGTTAGATTCTTCTTCTGATTCTGCTGCAAGTAATTTTGCTACTGGTCCGATTAAAGGAGTATCGACTAAATAATTAGAAAGATTTTTATCAAATGTGTCAAAGAAAACTGATGCGGTAGTACCACCTGCTAATACATCTTTCCAAACAAAATTTGATAAACCTATCGAACCTAATAGTTTAAAAGCTGCTGTATATGGTATTCCATATTGAACTCCTAATTTTGACAAGTTATAGCTAAGACTATTTTCATCTTCTTCTGGTATATATACACCAAGAGCTTCATTGTCAAAGTAATCTTTAGCTGTATATTTGTTACCACTTAAACCACCGATTGCACGACCAGCAAAATTAATAGCATTTTCAGTTAAATCAAAGCCAGCAGCTAAACCAGCCCTTACAGTTTGTTCGTCTTCTTTTCTAAGAAGCGGTATATTTTCTACATCTTTTTGAAAATTGGTAACTGTTTGCTCTGTGATTTGGCTTGGCATAACAATACTGCCTGACTGTTTAAGAGCATTAATCAACATATTTGGTGTGTCTTGTATGCTTGTATTTCTTAACTTTTCGTTTTTTGTGAAGTCATCAGTCTTTTTAGATCCTATACCAAAAGCTCCTTCTGGTACTGTGTTTTGTAGATTAGAATCTGTCATAGTTTAAAACCAACCTTCTTTAATAGCACGATCAATAATTTCTAATACATTTTTATCATAATCTGGATTAGTTGCATAATCTTCATCTTGTAGCATTTTTATTGCTTCTTGAATACTGTTTGCATTTGCGATACCTTTCCTACTCAAGAAATTATCATTCCATTGTTTTTTATATTGCATCATCATTGCTTTAATATTTTCAAATGTTTTAAAGTCTGCTTCTTCTGGTTGTCTACCTTGACCTCTAAATTCAGTAGTCATTTTTCTTTCAGATTCACCTCTTGCAACTTCTGAAGGTGTAGCTTGAAGACCTAAGAAATTATTTTTTGCTGATTGATTTTTACCAAAACCTGTTTCTTCCATAGCTTGTGCAGCTACAAGTTCGGGATATTTAATACCTATTTCTTTAGCAATATTATAAATAACTTGGAAATTATGTTTTTCCCTGACAGGATTGAATGGGTGATCTTTACTTGTAATTAATGTATTCATATCAAACTTAGGAGCATCTACTTTATTAGGGTCAGTAATACCTTCTGGAATAACTAAGACATCTCCTATTTGAATTGCATCACTTCTCATTCCATTTGCTTTTTTTATAGCTTCTACAGAGGTATCTAAATCATTTGCAAAACCAGATAACGTATCACCAGAACTTACATCAACTGTTGTCACTCCACCCTCACTAAACGCACCAGGTTCAACCTCAAACTTTTTATTACCAAAAGCTGGTGTTTCTAGTTGTGGAACACTCTCTCTAAAATCATCATCTTCATTTCCAAAACCAAACCCTCTTCTTTGATTTACTGGTCTGTTACTAATCTCATCAATCTTTTGCTGACTTTCTGTTTTAAATCCAAATACTTCTTTTTCTACTCTTTCTCTTTCATCAGTTAGCCATTTTTTTATATCTGCTTCTGATGGTCCTCCAACCTTTTCCCCATCTTTTATTTGATAGTAATTTTCTTTAATCCAAGTTTCAAAATTATTATCAATTTGTTGTTCGTTCTTATATTTTTCTATATACGAATCATTATCAAGACCACCAAGATTGACGCTAACACCACCACCAAGATTTACTTTGCTAAATGTATTATTTGATTTAGCTCTAGACCTATAAAAAGCATCTATATCATCCAATAAAGGTTGCACTTTATTATCAAAAATCTGATAAATTGATTTATAATCACTAGCTATACCTACTGCTTGCTCAAGATCAGTAAGTATTCCATTATCAGTAATACCCAAATCAACAATTTTATTTTTTATAAGTCCTAAATCTGTTAATGGGTTTTCATTGTCTTCGTATGCACGAAGTTTCATATTAGTTCTTATATTAAGAATTTCGGCTGTAAAATTTTCAATATATGGATAATTATTACTTTTAAATACCTCATTAAGATCACTAAATTCTCTATTGTTTTTTAATTTAGTAATTTCTTGTTTATATATACCTCTTTCTTCTGAAGTGTTTATAGGTAATAAATTGATCTCTTTTAATTTATTTTCTAATTTAATAGTTCTTTTAAATTTATCTATCTTTGGTCCTTGTGTAAGTTCTTCAAAAAATTCATCTTCTAAACTTTCTAAAACTGGTTCTATTTTTTCTTTCCATAAAGGATGTTGAGTCAAATTTCCATTGTTATTACCGTATGGAATAGACTCACCAAGGCCATAAATAAGATCATCAATATCATCTAAAGTCTCAACGTCAGAAGTTGTTACATAGTATTGACCTATATTTGCAATATTATCAACAAGCCCATTATAAATATCTGTAGCATCACTACCTGTTAAACCAAGTTTTCTTGTTTCATTTATAAATTTAGTAATGTGTATTTTAGATTCTTCACGATTACCATCTAACCAATCCTCTGAAGCTTTATTTAAGTAATCAACACTAAGATTTTTTATTCTTTCAACTTTAAATTCATTATGATTTTCTGTGGCTATTTCATTAATTTTTACTATTGCGTTAGTAATATTAGTCGTAAATTCTGTGGTATCTACTTCTCCTCCTAAATCAAAAATCTTATCTGATTGTATTTTTGTGATATTGTCTAACCAAGATCTAAATTCTGGTGAGTTGGGTGAATATTCTCTAAGGCTTTTTTGTATAACATTACCTTGAGAATCTACACTATCAACTTTATGTTTATAGTAATCATTCTGAAGAACACTATTAAACTGAGAACTGTATAGAGAAGAAATACCTGTTCTATATGCTCTGTCAGCAAAGATACTGCCACCGACCAACTGTCTTGCTGAATCATCTCCATCTTTTTTTCTTACTTTATTAACAGTAGATGTAAGATCACCATCAGCCAAAACTTGATCTATAGCTATTTTAAGACCTTTTTGTTTCTCTTGTTCTACTGTTTCTTCTAACTTTGTACCAATAAACTTTTGAAGATTAGGATTTACAGCAGCCAATGTTTCAGCTAAAGACTCAATACCAGTTTTAGGTTGAACACTAGGGGGTGCTACAAAAGTATCTACAGGTCTTGCAGATCCTCTAAAAGCTGTACTTTGAAAACTGTTAGTCATTAACCTATAAGTTCTTGGTAAGAAGTAAGTCCTTGTGTAGCTACGTTCAGAAGGGTGCTACCAAGTGAAGGAATTTGGTTGTAAGCCTGATTAATATTACTTTGCAGTTGATTCTGTCTATTATCTCTTTGTGCTTCTAACCCCTGTACATTTCTGCTGTATTGTCTTGTCGCTGAGTTCAAAGCCTGGTTTATAGATTCTCTTAAGTTAGCAGATTGTCTTTCCTGATCCTGTAATAAAAGACCTACAGTAAGACCTGCTCGTTCTGAAGCCCTTGTTCTACCTTGAGCCTGTAATCCTCTTATGGTTGCTGCTAACTTTTCTTGTGCTGCTGAAGCTCTTGTTTCTTTAAGCTCTGCACCTAAGGCTTCCTGTTGTCTGGCAAAAGATTCTTCTGCTGATCTCTGTGCTATTAAGGATGATTGATAAGTCTGGTTTGCTGCTGCCTGTGCTGCTGATCTTTGTGCAAGACCAGAAGCCAAGTTAAGACCTAAGCCTGCTGCAAACAAAGCTGACTGAGTACCAGCAGCTAATCCTCCTATGGCTGGAAATGCAGCAACACACATCTATGCGATCCTCAGAAATTCGTAGAATGGTTTACCCTGCATACCGTAGTGTTCGTGATATTGGATAAAGGTAAACCCAAGAGACTTTAACCATTTGATAGCAGAATCGTTCTCTGCGTATACAAAATTATATAGGATTTTGTAATTTTTCAACAGGTTATCGACCCATTTTCGACCTTTTCTTATTAGTTGTATTTTATATTTGTTATTTTCAAATAACTTATCTGTAGCAACCATCCATATAACACCACCATCTACCACTCCACAAAGACCCATAGGTTGATCATTATCATCAGCTATAGCCATATTTACCTTGCTGCACATATAAGTTAATTGAAGGGCTTGTAGGGGTTCTTGTCCTGATTGGTAGAAAGCTTCTATCTTATCTACTTCTCTCATATTAGCAGCAACATATTTAAGATCCTTGAGATTTGCTTTTCTTAAATGTCCCATCTACACCCTCCTACTTCTCATGTGGAATCTTGCCTCATATTCAGCACTGTTTAACTTTGTTGGTAGGAAAGTATTATTTTTAATATCAATATCAACTCTATCTGCTCTACTCATTATAGGAACTTTAAATATTCCTGTTTCAAGATTTGTAGAACCTATTGTACTAGAAGCAGTACCTAATAAATTACCTGTGAAATCATGAGTAGATGTATCTCTATTTTCTGGTGTAACTTCTACTTTAAAAAATCCTGTGTCTTCAAATTTAATATAGAAATGATGCAGTTGTAAACGACCACTAATAAATTCACCACCGCCACCTGGTACTTGTTCTGTTAAGCGTTGAGAACTAAATCTATAGTGCATTTCATAAGGTTCACCAATTATAACCTTTGATAATCTGTAATCACCTGTAGCTGTGATAGTTGAAGTAGACCCATTGGTATTTGTTGTAGTAGTGCTTATAACTTGTCCTATTCCTAGATTAACAGCACTTGTATTTGGTGTTGCTATAAATGTACTTGTTTCACCTGATGCTAAATGTCTACCAACTATATTCATTGCTGTATAAGTTCTATAAGGTAATGTCCAAGTTGTTGTATTACTACTACTTTCATAAGCTATAGATACACCAGTAGAAGCTTCTGTTAATTTATGGTCCAAATGAAACTCAAAGTTTGCATTAGTTTCTGTAAAGTTAGATTCAAATGGTAGTTTTTCTATAGAGGTAACATTATTGCTATTTCTAATAACCATAAATAAATCTGTATTAATAAAATCTATATTTAAAATTGATTTATTAGAATTTAAAATAAATGTAGACCAAGCATTTAATATTTTTTGCCCTCTATCTCCATACAACCATCTATTTATATATAGTTTATTAGGATTATCACTACCTAAAAGAACAAGAACATCTTCATTAGTAGATACTGCCATTTTAAATATATTGGCTGGAATATATTTAGGTACATGAATTGTTATATCTGCTGCTTCTTTTATTGTTAAATCTTCCATTGTTATATATTCTCTTACACCTGCAAATAATCCTTTTTTTATAAGAAAATAAATACTTCTTCCACTAGACACAGGTATGCTATTTGTATCATTTTCAAATTCAGTTGCTACGTTTACGTTTGCTGTCTTTGGTGTCAAGGCATCAGATGAAGCTGATAATACAAACTGTGTCTGATCTGAAAACAATATAAGTTCCTGACCCATTGTTTTAGCATTTTTAAGTATTGATACTTTTGTATGAGAAGCAGCTACATCAATAGGATCTGAATCAATTACAGTCGTTACAGTTTCTGGAAAGAAATTAAAGAACTCTGATACACGGGACAATATTACATTGTCATCAGATAAAAACCCTAATCTATTTCTAAAAAACAATACGTTATTAATTTTATTTCCAATAAAAGAAGGATTAGGTGCTGTATCTAAATCACCAACAGTTCTTTCACCCCACTTAGGTAAAGTAAAAGTAGAACCACTTACTGTATAATTATCACCATCAACTCTAGCAAATATAAAATTACCATCTGCTTGTCTTACTAACACATGTGGCATTGTATCGTAATTAAATTTAAAAGTTATACCTGGTTCAACACATTCTTCCCATTGTCCTTTTTCAAATGACAAACCATTATCTGTAACAAATTTAACGTAATAATTATCAAAGTTTGTACCTTGATCTCCTTTAACTTCAACTACATAACCATTAGGTGAAACTGTTGGAAGGTCTGTAAATCTTTGTACTGTATCTTTAAAAACTTTTAATTGAGTTTCTCCTTGTGAATCCGTTCCTTGAATATTAAAATTACTGCCATCATTTTTTTTAATATGTAAAACACTACCATTTTGTATAACAGAAAACCCTGTTAAAGCTGATCCACTTGAAGGTGATTGACCATTAGCTCCTGTCAACTTATCTCTTAATGTCCCAGAAACAAATGAGGTATCTAAAGCAGCATCATTTGTCGTATCATGAGATGCAGTTGTATTATTAACAGTTATTGTATATGTGCTTTTATCTGATACTTGATTTATAAAAACAATAGCTTGAGTAATATTAGAAGAAGATAAACTTAAAGAAGTATCCATTGCTGTTGTAATACTTGTATTAACAACAAAAGTGAAATCAGCAATAGTTACAGTTTTTATTTCACCTCTTGGATTGCTTGTTGCTAAATAGGTTGTGCCATCTGGTGTGTTTACAGTTTTTTCTGTACCATCAATTTCATAAACTTTTACAGCATTATTAGTAAAAACAGCAATATATCTTTCTGTAATATCTCTATTTATCGTATGAATATGAACATTAGCATCATTGGGAAAATTAGAAAGAGTTGCTAAGTATTGAGTACCACTACGCTTCTGTAAACCTTGCACAGGGCTACTATCAGCATTATCCTGTATATCTGCATGGTCTGGTTGTTTTGTAGAGTCAGAAGCTTGTGAAACTCCTCTGAGCAAAGTAGGAATTGCTCTTGATACTATTGCCATAATTACCTAATTAAAGCTCTAGAAGGACTGTATGTATCAAACACACTTGTTAACGATGGATCTCCTCTTAATAAATTATGATCTCCATTTTCTAAGTCTGTTTCCATTAGTATAGCTCTAGCTCTTGTTTCGTCTTCTTTGTTAAAAGCTCTCAGACCTTGATCACCTACTAATCTATCAACAAATGTTCTAGCAGCTTTGATTGTTATATATCTTCTAGCAGGTTCTGGTATTTCATCAAAATCTCTTAAAAATACAACAGTACTTTTAAGATCTGCCTCAAATTCAAAAGTATGATTTTGTCTATCGTAAAGTTTTAAACCTCTTTGTATTGCATCAACATCAGGATGATGATGAATATTAGGATCTGCACTTATAATATCATTTGACAAATTAATATTATTACTACCATCTCTAGTCAGAACTTTATCAATTTCTGTATTAAAAGACCAACCTTCTGATTGAACTTCCTTGTTGATTTCTGACAGAGTATTCTGTGCCAGTTTTGCATCAACAGGTAAAGTACCTGTCAACGTATTTATGGGAGCTTCCCCAATAGAAGCCAACATAATGTTTACAGCTTCTAGTTCAGTGCTTGCAGCTACAGTCATGGTTCTTTACTTTTTTATTTTAAGGGATTCTCTACCACCCATTTTTTTCTTCTTCTTTTTCTTTGTTGAATGATACATGGTTATAAAAAAAAAGGGTATCTAATAATAAGATACCCTATAAATTGAAATTAAGAAGCAGCAAGTTTAATTGTTGCAGCACATTCTGGTCTTAGGATTCCATGACCAAGAGCATACTTAGCAACCATTAATGTACCTTGATACATAATTCCGTAGTCGGAACCAGAAATCTCAGTAGTCATATCCATAAGCTTCACAGTACCAACTGCTGACTTGTGGAAGACAAGGCCAATAGTTTTGCTGTCATCACCTGAGTAGGTGTTGTTAGCTCCACTTGGGTTTGATGATACGTTTGACTGAGGTACGTTGTTACTCATCATCACTGGAATACCAGCAATCTGTTGTACACGACCTGATGCAAATGAACCATTACCACCTGGGTTGAAGTCAACATCTACTGTTCTTGTAGCTGATTCAGCTAGTTTGTAGTACTCAGCAGGTGGCAATACACAGAATCTGTCTGTTGGAGGAATGTCTCTTTCATCCATTGTCTGTGCAATGTCATAGATAGCACCAGCTAGTTCATCACCTGATACAGCAGCAGAAGTTGTATTACCAGAAGCTAAAGTAGCTGTGATACCACCACTTCCACCTGTAAGAGTTGTTGAAGCTCTTGAAGCATTAGCAATAACCTTCG